CCGTTGAGTTATGCTTCGGGCGAAGAAAAGCCAGCAGAGCCTGAACCAGATGCCAATGACGGCCCTGGAACGTATGTAGTAACACAAACAGCATCAGGTAGAACTGCACGTATCCAAGGTGAAAGTCGTCAAGACATCATTGCCAAGTTAACAGCTCGTTATCCCGATAGTACAGAAGCAGACTATACCATCGAGAAAGCACAAGAATAAGAACACCCTACCTTAGGAACGTTAGCGTTACTTCAGGGTTGCCCGGCTGCTGGGCAGAGCGTTATGGGAGTCGTGCCCCGGAATGGCGTTCTAAGTGAGCACTTTTATAAAGACTGTATGAAGATAGCATTGTTCTTGCATCAGCCTAAATGTTCAATAGAGTCCGGCAACGGCATCCTCCAAGCACTACAACCATACCATAGTTTTAAAATATTCACACGCTGGCACGTTGATGCTGACTTCTTTGATGATGTTGACATGATAGCTGTACCTGGCGGCTTCGGCGTTGCTGATAGCTTTGATCACTTGCTGGCACACAACAAGAATCGAGTCAAAGACTTTGTTGGTCGCGGTGGAAGGTATCTAGGCATATGCATGGGCGCATACTGGGCAGCTAAAGACTACTTCGATATCGTAGACGGCATAAAAGCTGTGCAATACATCACTCGACCCGGCACAGACACACGTAGACCGCATGCCAAAGCATTGCCGGTTACATGGCAAGGACAAGAGGAAAAGATGTACTTCTATGACGGATGTGCATTAGTGGGCGATACTACAAAATTTAAAACTGTAGCTACCTACGCCAACGGCGATCCAATGGCTATCATACAGAACAACATAGGGCTAATTGGTTGTCATCCAGAGAGTCAGCCCAGTTGGTACAACGAATACCACAGCTGGATGAAGCCACACTATCACGGTGGTCGACATCACGAACTGCTGTTGGATTTTGTCAACGACCTAGAATAGTGCCGTAGATCTCTTTCCAATCTTTGACTATAGGATAATCACATTCATGATGCATGTTGTGTCCATGTTCGATCAGAATGCTTTTTAGTCCCAAGGCGTGTCCAACGTCTGCGTTCTGCGGCTTGTCTTCAATCCACCACAAGCCCGAATCTTTATAAGGAGCCAATGCTGAATCTTTGTCTGCACCAGTATCCAAACAAATCACTGTTTCGATGGCATTCCCGAACAGCTTACGTAGATTCTTTTCTCTAAGTTTCTGTGCATTCTTGTCTAGGCTTAGACTAGTAATCACCCGGAATTGATAACCGTGTTTTTCGTGCAGTCTTTTGACATAGTGAACACTGTCACGCAGAGCAGGAAGGAATCCAATAGCTGCCGATTCATTGAAAGTTTTGACAACCTTCTTGGCATCCTTTTCTTCTAGCTCGTTGTAGTGATGATGTAGATAATAGCTTTTTTTATTATCTGCTTTGAGTGTGTAACCGCGTTCTTGCATCCAAACTGAGAATGCCCATTCCCAATCTAGTAGAACACCGTCTGCGTCTGTGAGTATAATTTTTTGTTTCATACCATATTATAGCATTATTTTGGGCTGTTGTCAAGTGGATAAGTAAAGAATGAACATAATAATCTATACCCTAGTGATGGTACAAATCACTATAGCCTGTGTAACACTGTATTTGCACAGAAGCCAAACACACAGAGCTGTACAATTTCACCCTGCGATTAACCATGTTATGCGTTTTTGGCTTTGGCTGACCACAGGCATGGTTACTCGTCAATGGGTGGCCATACATCGCAAACATCATCAACGTTCGGACCAAGAGGGCGATCCGCATAGTCCACAGATCTACGGCATTTGGCGTGTGCTTTTTGGTGGTGCTTTCCTTTATCATAGTGCCAGCAAAGACACCGCCATGGTTGACTCCTTGAGCAAGGACTGCCCTAATGATTGGATCGAACGCAACCTTTACTCCGCACACAGTCGCTCAGGTATTCTTTTAATGCTGGTCATAGACTGCTTGCTCTTTGGACCGTGGGGACTTGTAGTGTGGGGTATTCAAATGATCTGGATACCATTCTGGGCCGCAGGTGTAGTCAATGGATTGAGTCATTGGTGGGGATATCGCAACACAGATACCAAAGACACTAGTCGTAACATTATTCCGTGGGCAGTATGGATAGGTGGAGAAGAACTACACAACAATCATCATGCTGATGGTGCCAATGCCAAGTTCAGCCAGAAGTGGTATGAGTTTGATCTAGGTTGGATGTATATCTCGATACTGAGGTTCTTTAAGTTGGCCACAGTTAGATAAAGAAAAAGCACCCGAAGGTGCTTTTCTTTTACCACTAGTGTAATGCTCTATGAGCGTACTTTTATTTCTTCACGCCGCTGTTAACAAAAGAATACATCTTTTCGGCGGTTTCTAGTACTTTTTCTAAACCTGGAAATTCTGGCATTGCAACTGTACTGACGATTTGACCAGTCTTCTCATCACGAGTAGCAGTCATTTCCCAGCCTTGAAACTTGGCATGGAAATCATCTTGTACTAGGCTTTTAGCCATGCCAAGAATGTCTGTGCGGATTTCATATCCGTTCTTGTTGAACTTGACTTCTGGTAGTTTTGGAGTAAAATCAGACATTATTTTGCTCCCTTGTAAACTGTATCTCTAGCATTAGAAACCAGTGTTTGTGCAAGTGTTAGAGTTGTGTCAACCCAACCTTGATAAAACTTGGTTTGCGCTTCGATCAATGTTACCAACTTTGATTGGATTTCTTTGTCAGTTACAAATGTATTGACAACTGTTTTCTTGCCAGTTTGAATGGCGTCGATAGTTTGATTAAACATATTTTTCTCCTGTGTGTATGTTTTCTTAGACAACAACCTCGCTGTCTAAGTATATTATATATGCCTTCTGTTAAGAAAGCAATGATTATACTGGCAAATTTAGCCGAAGTTATCTTCTAGCAATTTCTTGAGCTTCACGCCATTTGCCGTTACGAGCCAAGTGAGCAGCATAATTAGCTTCGCCCATAGCGCATAAAAAACTCCAAATGCTGTTTACGATTGTTTTCATAGATAAGTTTCCTTTTGAGAATTAAATTGTCGGATGTAGTTTTCCAACTGTGCGGCATCGGTAATGCCTTTGGTGCTTAGATATGCATCTAAGCGGCTTTGATAGCTGCTACCTGGGAACATTTCGGATAGACGTTCTAGGATGGCTAACATTTTATTTGATAAAGTACTCATTTTGTAATCCCTGTAAGTGTGTGTAGAGCATTGTTTCTACTCAGTATTTACCATGAGAAGTGTTACAACTTGATTAAATAGAAAAAACAATGTATAATATCAAATGATACACAGAGGGTAAATACTTGACTAGGAAAGGCACATGAAACTACACACAAGATCGATCCTGCAGGAATTAAATGAACTGGCAGAAATCCGTAACAAGGATGCACTGTTTGAGAGTCGTGCCACCAACATCATCAATTCAGCTATTAATCTGCTGGAAACGTTGAAAAAGCACTATACAGCAGAACAAGCAGATGAGCTAGAACGTAGACTGTTAAATGCCATACGTGGACAAGATCCTGCCAAATTCACCCGCGGTATACGTAAGATTGCTGAGTCTAAAAGAACCAAGAGACCGTTAAATGAATCAGAGTAAATTATTTGAAGGCGGCAATGTATTCAAGGGTGCAGACAAGCAGCCTCTGACACAGCGTATTGCCACCGCAGATGTAGAAAGCACAGTGGATTACATCGAAAAGATCACTGGGCTGGACTTTACCAAAGAAAAGCATCTTGACGACAAGAAACCTGTAAAATGGTTAGGCACCACTGGACGCAAACAAGATCCGGATGGCACATTTGAAAAGAACAGTTCGGGCGATCTAGACCTATCAGTAGATGCCAACGAAGTAGACAAAAAAGAATTTGCCACAAAACTCATATCGCAGTTTGGTAAAGAAAATATCAAACTCAGCGGCGACAATGTACATTGGAAGGTACCTATTAAAGGTGATCCAGCCAACGGATTTGTACAAGCAGACTTTATGTTCAGTGCTAATCCTGCATTCCAACAAGGTAGTATGATTGGCGGCAGTGGTGTGTATCGTGGCGAACATAGACACATTGTATTGAGTTCAATTGCTAGGGCCAAGAACATGAAGTACAGCCCTAAGCATGGACTGTTGAATCCGCAAACAGACGAACTACTACCCAACGGCAATGATTGGAACCAGATAGCCAAAGAACTGCTAGGACAGACAGCTACTATCAAAGACATCCGCTCAGTAGATGCCATACTTAACTATATCAAGAAACTGCCCAACTACGAAGAATTGGTCGCAGGTGCTAGAGAAACATTGGGTCGTCAAGGCATAGAGTTGCCTAAGGCCAATCAAATAGAAAGCTACCAACCAGGAAGCATAGGTTGGATGCGTCAACTCATTGAAATAGTAAAATGAGATTCTGGGAACTATTATTAGAAGATCAAGCACCTCCTGCCAAGAAAGTTGGCAGAGAGTTCAACCACCTTGAAGATCTTGTGTTCACAGAAACCAATGGTGCTCAACGTGCCATACAGATACTCAAAGATCTAGCCAAACCAGAAAGCAAGATATCTATCAAGTGGGACGGTAATCCTACCATATACTGGGGACGTGACGATGATGGCACCTTCCGCATGGTAGGCAAGAATAATTGGGGACGTGAAGAAGGCAAAAGCAGTTCTCCGGATGAGTTAAAATCATTTATCATGAGCCGTGGCAAAGGTGAAGACTGGCGTGAAAAGTTTGCCTCAGACATGGCAGCACTATGGCCTGTGTTCGAAGCAGGCACCCCCAAAGACTTCCGTGGATACGTCTACGGTGACATGCTGTTTCATCCTGGCAAGCCTTATGAAAGTGGCAAT